TATTATAATTTGAAACATATCTTAAAATGTCTTCATATGCGCCCAATAGAATTTAAACAGTTATGTGTTATTTCGGGTACAGACTACTACGAGACACCGTATAATTTGTACCATTATATACGTTTATTTCGTCAATATAAGAAATCTACCTATACAGATTATTATAACTGGCTTGAAAGTAATGGACACTTACCAGACCGCCACCAATTAATGTTGGCATTTGACATGTTTGATGCTATTAAAAGTACTAACTTGGACACATTTATACCGCGGGTACAGTCGCCACCACTTCTGGCGTGGACTTCTTAAAGTGATGTCGCATAAAACGTTGTAGGTTAAAGTAGGTTAGCTCATCAGTTGGTTCAAGAACCAACAATTTTTTTAGCTTTTGATCGGGATTAATCTTGCGCCCGTTTGCTGGATCCTGCAGGCTGTTTTCACGAATGTACTTGTTAATCTCACGAGTTACATCTACACGGGCAACCATTGCTCCCTTTTCCTTTCCAAGGAACTCTGCAAGCTGATCACTTACAAGAGTTGGCTTTACAAATCCACTAGGAGCACGGTTTGCGTTACGCTGCTTGCGCTTGTTTCCTGCCTTTTGAACAGCCTTGAGCTCACGCTCTGAACGCCGCTGAAGAGTTCGCATCTCAATAATGGAAGCAGACAACTGCTGGCGAATGTTGGTAAGCTTTGAAATACAATCGACGTAAGCGTTTGACAAGTTGCCTACCTTTTCTTCTGCTTTGGTATCAACAGTCTTGATAGCATCAACTACCTCGGGGGTAGCAACAGTTACTGGATCGGACACGACTGCTACAGGAGTGTCAATGACCTTTTTAGGGGCCTTTTTAGCCACAGGGGCAGTTGTTGCAGCAGCAGTTGGTGAAGTAGTTGTCTTGGAAACCTTGGGCATAATAATAATAATACGCACACCTGTTTAAGTTCATTATTAATATGTTTTATTTACAATTGTCTGACAATGCATATTATTATAGATAGGCATATATTTTCAAGGCATTTATATTTTATATAAAATTGATTTAAAGGTTTTGCCTATATGTCATATAGGCAAATGACATATCTACAAGATAAAATAAATACGTTTTTTAAAAAAAGAAATGAAATTTTTAAAAAACCACTTGAAAAAATTATAAATATTATGTTAAATAAGTGTAAATATATCAATGGAGAAAGTTTAGAGAGACATAATTGGGGAGGAAATCCAATAAAATTAAAATATATCCCCGACATTAATTCACCTTCATTTGAAGAAGATTTATTAAATGCACTTAATTTAGGCGATAATGAAAAATCAATAGTAGAATTATTATGGGGAGATATACAACTTGGAAAAAGAGTTCAAGCGTGTATAATTATGTGGTTTTCAGTTCATATATTAAAAAGACCAGTTTTATACATTTTCAGAAATTTGACGATTGACCAAAAACAATTACAAGATGATATAGTTGGAACAGAACATTACAATTTTAATATTCAATTTATCAAAACATTGTTTCAAGAATTTAATAATGAACTACAAGAATATTTTGATGAAAAAAATGTTGAATATTGGAAAGATTATAAACTTCCGGAACTAAAAGATATAAATAGTAATGATATTATTAGTAAATTAAGTAATAAAGAAGCAATCAACTCAAACGATATATTTTGTTGTCTAATGAACAAATATCAATTAGAAAAACTAAATACAAAATTTAGTGAATATATTCACTACAATAATGAACTTGTGAATATTACCACATTAGTGGATGAAAGCGATTTAATGAGTCCTACATCGTCAAATGATAGAACTAATAATAATGATAAAAAGGATTCTACTGCATGTGAAATATTACTTGCTAAAATATATAAGAAAGTAAAGTATGTGCTACATATTACAGGCACAGCACATTCATTATTATATAATATAACAACCAGATTAAGTGATCATACTGATATACAAATTAAAATATCAAAGGTCCATAAAATGAAAAGGTCAAATGATTATTTTGGAATATTTAATAATTCTATAAATTTTAACACTACACTTGTTGAATCTTGGTGGGATTATCAAGATACAGAAAATCATACGAAAAAAAAATGTTACGATATTGTTGAAGATTATAATATTAACATAAAAAAAATAATAGAAGAGGTCACTTCAAGACTTACAAGTAAATATAATTCGTTATTGATTAGTGAAGAAAAAATAAGAGCCAGTCAATTTTGTTTAGTAGATAAAATAATTAAAGATTTTCCCAATTTGTTCATTATAATATATCATGGAAAATGTTTAAGATTATATTTATCAAAGAATTATGAACAAGAAATAAAACACTTGTCTCAATGGGACTCAAATCAATCTTCGACCGGTAAAAGATTATGGCAATCAGGTGGAATATACGGCTCATCTATAGATACTGAAAAATCTGAAAAATTATCTAATAATTATTGCTACTTTGATATAAATACAAAAATATTAAATATAAAATTTGTATATAAATTATTAAGAATTTTATTTGAAAAAAGCACACAAAATTTGTGTAAAACAATTATAACAATAACGGGTAAATATGGAGAACGGGGATATTCATTTACAAGTGATGATTATGACAATTATTCATTACACTTAACTGACCAGTATTTTGTGTCACATTCATCATTAAACTGCACTGATATTTCTCAACGATTAAGATTACAAGGAAAATATAACGACTTAGAACTTAAAAATGGAAATATGAAACTTACTTTATGGACGACTCCAGAATTACAAGATATAATACAGAATTTTTATGTAAAATTTATAAAAGAAATTGAAAAATATATTATGGGTTGTGAGAGTTGGGAAGAAATTAAAGATTTATTAGAAAGTATAATAGATAATGGAGATTTTAAGTTTGGTAAATATATGAAATATATAGATGTGTCGAAGAAACGAAAAAATTTAAAAATAACTAAACGTTATGATAGTAAAAATAATGGTTATAAATTAATTGTTATTGATAATATGATTGATACTGAAATCAGTGAATGGTGTGAAGAAACACATTTGGGTGATTATAGGTGTATTAATGAAATACAAGAAATGAATATTAATGAATTTATTAATAAATATGGTAATTATAAAATTAAACAAGAATTTTGTAAATTAGAAAATTTCACATTTGAAGAAATAAATAAAATCATTGATGATGTTTCAAAAAAAAGTAATATGGAATTAAGCCATATAACAAAGAAATGGTTTGAATCAAGACAACAACAATTTAATAAATTAGGATATTATACTGAGAGTTGTAGAAGCACCCCACAAAAAATGAAAAAAAAATATTTAGAACATTCAAATGATACTACAAGATTTGGAGAATTGAAAGATGGAATGCGGCGAATTTATACTTGTTATGATGAAAATGATAATTTATACATATGTATATCATTTGTTAGCAATGATAAACAAATTCCCAAACAAACAAACAATTATATAAAAAAAACTCCGTATATTGTTGTTGATGATAAAGTTAAATATTCAGTCCTTAAGGAAGAATATAAACAACACATGAATACTCACGGATATACAAATGAAGCCGTAGATGATTTTATTGAAGACGACAATAAATTACCAGACAGATATTATTGGAAAACTCCTGATGGTTGGTTATATTTATATGATAAATATAAACCTGAAATTATTTCATTAGACATAATAGCTCCTCTATCTGTTAAAAATGTTATACAACTACAACCAAATATTTTAATAGAACCATTAATTAATGAGGATATATTTCTATTCACAACTTCATGTTGTAAAAAAACAGAACAAACAAACTTAAGATTTGGATTAAAAGATGTATTCACAATTTATAAGGTATGGTGCGAAAGAAATGCAAAAAAATGTTTGAACGCGTCTAAAAAATTTAAAGAAGAGTTTGAAAAACTAAATTACAAAGAAGAAAACAGCAAAGGTGTTGATATAAATTCAAAACCAGGAAAACGAGGTTATAATATTATGGTTTCACTATAATTTGACTTAGAAGTAATTTACAAATATTAAATAATGATAGATTATATTATTAACTCTTTTATCCTACATGATAACAATACACTAATAGATATATTTAATTATGTAAAGTTTCGATATGATAATTTAGTTAAGATAAATGATATAAAAGTAGAATTGAATAAATTAAAAAAACATAAGATTATGTTTTATAATGAACAACATTATAAATTATCAGATGAAGGTAATGTGATATTAAATGATCATAAATATTATTATCTGAAAATTATTATTACATTTTATAGAAAATATAGTAGGAATATAAAATATGAATTGAAAGAGATTAGACCAGAGCAAAAACAATTGAGAAATTATTTAATTACTAATAAACCGCAAATATGTATAATTTGTGATAAAACATTGCCATTATGTTTACTAGAGACAGCACATTTAAAACCAAGATGTATATTAAATAATAATGAAAAAAATGATAAAAATATTGTAGAATTTATGTGTAGATATTGTCATAATTTATATGATAATGGATTTTTAGCTGTTTATAAAGGATTATTACAAGTTTCTGCATTTATAAATAAATACGATTTACATTATAACAAAAACAAGAAAATATATTATTACAACCCGAAAAATGAAATATACTTTATTTTTCATTATAATTATATCTTTAAAATGCACGGTCGAATTGAGAATAAGTAATAAAATTTAAAAATTAATTATTAATTATTTTTTAAATTGATTTGGATACAAGTAACATATTTATAGAATGGTCAGTACATTTATTGTGTCAATTGAAGGAAATATTGGATCGGGCAAATCAACCATTATTAAAGGATTGCGTAAAATATTTCACCTGTGTGACACTATACCAATTGTCTATGTTGATGAACCAGTAGATGAATGGGCAAATGTTACAGATATAAAGGGTACTACAATGCTTGAACTCTTTTATGCAGAACCAAAGATATATTCCTTTTCGTTTCAAATGATGGCCTTTATTACACGATTTATTACATTGCGAGATACAATGCGCGCTAATCCCAATAGTATTATTATCACTGAACGATGTCTATTGACTGATCTTAACATTTTCGCAAAAATGCTCCATGCTCAGGGTAGCATGGCAGATGTAGAATATACAATCTATAAAAAATGGTTCCACTATTTTCAACTACAAGTACCTGTTTCAATGTTAATTTATGTAAAGTGCTCACCAGACATTTGTTTGAAGCGGTGCATAGAACGATCTCGAGCAGGTGAATCTTCAATCACACTTGAATATCTTACAACATGTAATGATATGCATAACGAATGGCTGAAAGATGCATCACTAATAGTCCACAATCTATTTGACAATAGCACTGATTATCCTATCAATGAAATTATTAATCATATATATAAATTATCCGGCGAGTCATGTAGTAGTAGTGATAGTGAATATCCTAGTGATAGCACTACTGATGAAATTGATGCCAATACTAAACGTGTATTGGCAGAACAACATGATTATCTATACGATTCCAACGACGAGCTAGAACTACCAGACAGACCATTAAACATTCCAATAATGATTATGAGAAGTGCAGTAACAGTTGGCGTTATTAGTATAATGTACTATCTTGGATAATATTTGTATATACTATGAAGACATGTAAACGCAGTACTCGACGGAATAAAACAATTCGTAAATTGTTTCGTCAGACACCTCATGTCAATAAAAAAAATGATATATGTAATAATTCTGGGTGCAAAAACGTAGAATTTAGTCGTAATAGTCTTGGGCGATTGCCCAGACGTTCCATGCCACAATTTTCATCTGTAGCTGATATGAAACGTTTTTTTGGTTTACTCCCAAATAGTTTAGGATGTAAAGTTACCATTTCGCGACAATATGTACCTATAGTGTCACTAATGCCGTCACAGTCTGAAATTAATAGTACTCGAGTCATGAAAATATTCAAGTCGTGGCCAAAGAATAAATCGACTATTTTAGATGAAATAAATAAACCGACACCAATCATGACATCCTCTGCTGGGTCCATTATTGATGGACATCATCGCGTTGAAGCATTAAAACTTGCTATAAAACATGACATTTTAAATTCAAATCAAAAAATATGGGTTATATCTATTGATTTACCTGCATGGACCATTTTATCCACGGCAATTGACCATGGATTTAATGCTTCTCCCCAAGTATTTTAATTTTACTGTTTTTTACTTGAAAAGTGTTTATATACTGCATTCTTGTCCTTTTCT